ATGCCGAAACTTACCAAGCGTATCGTCGAAGCTGTAAAGGCAAACACCTCTGAATATTTCCTGTGGGACGACGAGGTGCCGGGCTTTGGACTTCGTGTTCTACCAAGCGGTCGGAAGGGCTTCGTTGTCCAATATCGCGCTGGGCGCCGGCCACGGCGGATCAGTCTCGGCCCAAGCAGTGTGCTGACCTGCGAACAGGCGCGCACTCGCGCGATCACGATCATTGCGGCCGTCCGGAACGGCGAGGATCCCGCCGCAAAGCGGGATGCCGATCGGGACGCCCTGACAGTTGCTGAATTGGCTGATCGTTTTGACCGGGAACACATCAGCGTACGGCTCAAAGAGAGCACGGCCAAGGGCTATCGGCGGATGATCGAGCGCATCATTCTGCCCACCCTCGGTCATCACCGCGTCACCGAAGTGACCCGGGCCGACATCGCGAAGCTGCATCATGACATGCGCCACATCCCCTATGACGCAAACCGATGCTTGGAGATTATCTCCAAGATGTTCAACCTTGCTGAGATGTGGGGCCTGCGGCCCGACGGCACGAACCCACGCAGGCACATCAAGAAATACCCCGAGGAGAAACGCGAACGTTTCCTGAGCGCCAGCGAGCTTCGCCGCGTTGGTGAGGTGTTGCGAGAAATGGAGATGGAGGGTATCGAGCTAGCGTCAGCAATTGCGGCAGTCCGATTGCTGATGCTAACGGGATGCCGTCTCGGCGAAATCATGCGACTGAAATGGGAGTATATCGATTTCTCTGGTCGAGCCCTTCGCCTCCCAGACTCCAAGACGGGAGCGAAAATCATACACCTTGGTCAACCAGCTCTCGACGTGCTGACCGCGATCAAACGCATCGAAGATAATCCTTGGGTGATTACCGGAACATTGCCCAGAGCACCGCTATATGATCTGCAGCCCTTCTGGCAACGCGTGCGGGCGCGTGCCGGTCTTAAAGAGGTTCGCATTCACGATCTGAGGCACACTTTCGCATCCACCGCCGTCGCAGCAGGGCAAGGTCTGCCAATGATTGGCAAACTACTCGGGCACACGCAAGTTCAAACGACTGCGCGATACGCCCATCTCGCGGCCGATCCTGTGAAGCTCGCAGCCGATCAGGTCGCTCAGGAAATCGCCAATAGCTTAAACGGCCAAGCTGCGGCCTAATCCCCTCCTGAATGAACGTTGGTTCGTAAGGGTCGCTGCCCTCGTCGCCACTCCCACGGCATCACGAAATCCCCCGACCAGATACCGCGGCGCGCGGCGCGGGCTTCCGCTTCCTGTCTGACGTAATCACGGGAGTATCGGGTGTAGGCGACCGCCCAGCCGTTGCGAACCAGCCAAGCGTTGACGTCGACGCCTGAGACGGTGCACTGGCCGACCAGACGGCCATAGCGGTCGACATCGCGCCTGACGCAAACCACTGGTCGATTGCGCAGATAGTTCTCAAGAGCCGAAGTGGCCCGTTGTGCACAGTCCCATCGCGTGCCGTCCGCGCGTCCGCAGTCCTGTGCTCCCTCCGGCGCATCGATCCCGAACAATCGAATTCGTATGCCGCGAATTTCTATGGTGTCGCCATCAATCACGGCGGCGATGCCGGTAATCCGAAAGTCCTCGCCCTGGACTGGACCCGCGATCAGGAGAATGGAGGTCACCAGCACCGCGCGAAGCCAATTAGCTTGCATGTCTCAACTCCCCACCCACCGCCAAATTCCAAGCACGTTGATGGCCATGAACGTGCCCTGCAAGACGACTAGGCTCGTTTCCCGCTGCGCCAACGACGCGGCAAACCAAAGCGAGGACGAGACCAGAAAGAGCGCAAATCCGTATCCGACCATTCCGAGATTGAGCGCGATCAGGATGGCGCCAGATACACCGGCAGCGGTTCCGATCCATTTGATGGTGTTCAATGCGGTCGGGTTCATCAGAGGCTGCTCGTCCCATATTGGGCAACTGCGGCCGAGGGTGGGAGCGCCGCTCGCGCTGCACGCCGTTTGCCCCACTTCCACTCAATCATGGGCGCGCTTGCAATCGGCGCGCCACGAATGCAGACGGCCGGGGGTACGCAATCTGAACTGCTCGCGAGGCGCCCAGTGCTGGCCACGCGTACAGAACAAGGATCCCATTGCTGCGCGAGTCATCGGCTTTCCCACGTCTGAAGCCAGTCAGAGCCGTCGCGCCGCCCAAACGACGCGTCCGACGACATTCACCTCCTCGGCAATGCGCTCGTACGCCTGGTACTCGGGATTCACGGACTTGATGAGGACCTTAGGCGGATCCGAATTGGGGATATGCTCCACACGTTTCGCGACCAGCCCCATGCCGTCCCAGATCACGAAGATGCCGGGCGGCACCGGCACGCGCTGACTAGCGTCGATCAGGATTCGGTCGCCGCTCGACAACAGCGGCTCCATCGAGTCCCCGTCGACCGTGATCATCCTAAGCTCATTCGGCGGCGCGCGGAACTCGTGTCGCACGATCGCCTCAGGGAACAGCCACGTCACCTTGGTTTCCTCGAGGCCCTCGTGGAAGGCACCGGGCCCCGCCGAGGCGCGCACGTCGATTTCGGGGATTCCGATGAACCCGTCCGGAACGCGGGAAGCACGCGCCGGGGCGACACCGACGTCGTCGCCATGCGCACTCACCTTCGCGCGCGGCTTGCGCGGCGGCACGCGCCGATGTCGCAGCGAGTCTTCGTCCACGTCAAGAAACTCGGCCAGTGGCTGCCGTACATCCTCCGGCAACACCTTCGGCGTTCCGCGAAAAATGAATTGGTGCAGGTAGGCGGCGTTCTTGCCTATCTTGAGCGACGCGTTCTTTAGATCGGTGTTGCGATCCTCGATCAGCTTCAGGACGCGCGCCCGTACGGGATCGAGGTTCATGGGCTATCTCCTTGAATCAATTGGATAGGAAATTAACAATCTTTTCCAATTGACGCAATAGGCCGATTACGATTTTCTAATTCCTACCATAGCGTGCATTCGCAGGCGGCTTCACCCATGATCAGCAGCCAATTTCGCGAGCAGGTAGAGGCGTTTATCGCCGCCCACGACTTCAAGCCGACCGAGTTCGGCCGCCAGGCGGTCGGCGATCCCTCGTTTGTGTTGGGCCTGCGCCGGGGCCGATCCCCGACGCTCGCGACCGCCGACAAGGTCCTTTCCTTCATGGCGGAGTTCGAGGCGACCGAACGCAAACGGCATCGCCAGAGGAGGTCTGCATGACTGACCGTCCGATCAAACACCTCAATCAGATCGAGCTTTCGCGCCGCTGGAGCATCTCGCCGCGCACGCTGGAGCGATGGCGCTGGCTCGGCCAGGGACCGCGCTACCTGAAGATCGGTGGCCGTGTTGTCTACCGTCTCGAAGACATCGAGGCGTTCGAAGCACAGCAGGCTCGCGCAAGCACTGCCGAAGCCCCCCTCTTGCCCACACGCAAGCCGTCCCTCGGTCAAAGCGATCGCCCTGGTGCGAATATGACGGGAGGCGCGTGATGGCACTGCGGATCGTCACAGCCGACGAACGCCTGGCGGTCGCCAACGCGAAGACCACCGTCGCGATCTTCGGGCCCGCCGGTGTGGGCAAGACTTCCCTCGCCCGCACCTTGCCGCCTGCCGAAACCATCGTCATCGATCTCGAGGCCGGCATGAAATCCCTCCAGGGCTGGGGCGGCGACTCAATCCCCGTGCGCACTTTCAAGGACGCGGCCGATATCGCCTGCCTGGTCGGCGGCATCGATCCCGCGGCGGACGCCAGCGGATTTCTCTCAGGTGCGCATTACGAGCACGTCAGTCGCGAATATCCCGATCTCGCGCGCATGCTGGCGGCAAAGCGCTACGTGTTCGTCGATTCGATCACCGATCTGACGCGGCAGGCAATGGCCTGGTCGAAGACGCGCCCCGAGGCGTTCTCGGAACGCACAGGCAAGCCCGACACGCGCGGCGCCTATGGCCTGCTCGCGCGCGAGACCATCGGTCTCCTCAAGCATCTGCAGCATGCGCCCGGAAAGACCGTCATCTTCGTCGGAATCTTGGAGCGCGTTGTCGACGAGTTCAATCGCGAGACGTTCCAGCCGCAGATGGAAGGCAGCAAGGCCGCGCGCGAGCTGCCCGGCATCGTCGACCAGGTGATGACGCTGTCTCTGTTCGACCGCGATGGCGACGGCTGGCGGCACAATCCAGTCAATGGCGCCGAGCGCCGGCTCGTGTGCCACTCGGGAAACCCTTGGGGTCTGCCGGCAAAGGATCGATCCGGCAATCTCGAAGAGACGGAGGCGCCGAACCTGATGTCGGTGCTCACGAAGGCGAACAGGCCGCGCGGGAGCCCGGCTCCCGGCTGACGTCGCTCAACGATTCAAACCCTGCCCAGCTGCGCGCTCGCCGCGCAGAACGAGGCCCGCGTGCCCACGATCAACCAAGGACAATCCCATGCTCGATTTCAACGGCGTCGATCCCGCAAAGCCCAATGAACCCATTCCGGACGGCACCTTCGCCAAGGTGATCATGACCATCCGCCCCGGCGGCCTCGACGGCGACAGCCCGATCGACCGCGGACTGCTCACCGCGTCCCGCGCTGAGGGCTCCGACGTCATCCAGCTCGATTGCGAGTTCACGATCCTGGAAGGTCCGTTCGCCCGCCGCAAGTTCTGGCGCCGCTTCGTCGTCTCGGGCGGCAAGGTCGACGAGCAGGGCGTCTCGATCGGCTGGAAGATCACGAAGTCCGCGCTGCGATCGATCCTCGATTCCGCCCACGGACTCGATCCCAAGGACGAAAGCCCGGCAGCGCAGGCCAAGCGCCGCATCAACGGCTTCTACGATCTCAACAACCTCCTCTTCGTTGCCAAGATCGCGACGGACGAAGAAGGGCGCAGCGAGCTCGATGCCGCGATCACGCGCGAGCGCCCCGAATGGGCGAAGGTTATGGCCGGCGAATTCGTACCGCCGAAGCCGGGCGCGCGGCGCAAGGCAGCGGGTCAGCGCCCGGGCGCTACGCCTGCCCCGCAACCGCCGGCGTGGCAGAGCGCGCCGCCGGCTTCCGGCCACCCGAGTCCACAAGGGCAACCGGCGCCTGCCGCGCCCATTCCCCCGAATGTGCCGGCTCCGCGCCAGGCACCCACGACGGGCGCGCCTGTGGGGCAACCGGTGCCGGGAGCCGTCCTGGCGCGCAAGGTAGGACCTGCCTGGCTCAACGAGTGAGGGAGGCGATGGCAAAGCCGCGCGAGCCCAATCCCGATGATGCCTGGCTCGATCACGTGAGGGCGGAATGCGCAAAGGCCGTTGGCGAATGGCTCGAAGGCTCGGTTCGCCTGGATCGGCCAATCCGCAGCCTGACATCTTTGGAGCTTCAGTGCATCGCGGAGGCTGCGACGAGCCGCTGGATCGTGCTCGCGTCGCAGCGGATCGCGGAACGGCCCGATGCGCCCGAGTCGCGGAGGCTCTCGACGCTGCTCCTGGGCTGAGGGCGTGCCGGATCTGCGGCCGCGCCGCGCGAGGCTTCTTCTACACGCACCATCTGAGGCCGGATCGCTTTCCGACCTTCGCATTCTGTTCACGCAGCTGCCAGGAGGCCGGCGCCGCGATCGCAAAGAGGACCAACGGCATGATCGACAAGACGGAAGCCGAAGCCCGCGCGATCAAGGAGACGCGCGCGGTCTTTGCCGAAGTGATCCAGGACCTCGGGCTGATGCCGACGTTCGAGCATCGCACCGCGGCAGAGATCGACCGGATCATCGAGGCCTGCGTCGACGGGTTTCGCGAGGCGATGGGCCGCATCGCGCTCAACGACGACATTCCATTCTGAGGTCGCGTCAGCTCATGTTCATCGACCTCAACCATGGCTCCGGCTTCGTCTATGGCCACGCACCTGCCTCCGTCTCGATCGGCGAGCGCATCGACGCCCTTGTCGACGCGGCGCTCCTGGCGGAACGAGCAGCGATCGCGCCGCGGGACTATCTTGGCGCCTCACGCATCGGCGAACCCTGTGCGCGCCGGCTCTGCTACGAGCTGATGCAGACCCCCGTCGATGACGGCGCGGATTTCGGCGGGCGCCTGCTGCGCGTCTTCGAAACCGGCCACCGCTTCGAAGACATGACCATCCGCTGGCTGCGTCACGCCGGCTTCGACCTGCGCACCCACAGGCGAAACGGCGAGCAGTTCGGCTTCTCGGTCGCCGGCGGCCGCTTCCGCGGGCACATCGATGGCGTGATCGTCGAAGGGCCCGATGTCGGCATCGCCTACCCGGTGCTGTTCGAGCACAAGGCGCTCAAGTCCTCGTCCTGGCAGGACGTCGTCAAGCACGGCGTCAAGACCTCGAAGCCGATCTACTGGGCGCAGGTCCAGGTCTACATGGCCTACCTTTCGGTGGAACAAACGCTGTTCGTCGCGCTCGACAAGGACACGCAGGCGCTCCGCTACGAGCTCGTCCCTTTCGATCCGCCTGCCGCACAGGCGCTCTCGGACAAGGCGGTCACCGTGATCCGCGCTGTCGAGGCTCGCGAGCTGCTGCCGCGAGTGTCCGACGATCCTGACTTTTACCTCTGCACGCTCTGTCCCTACCGCATTCGCTGCCATGCGCTCATGCCGCGAGGCCTTGCATGACCATCACGCTCTCCGACAGCCAGCGCGCGGCAGTCGCCACCATCAAGGACTGGTTCGAGAACCGCACCAAGGACCAGCAGGTCTGCCGCGTGTTCGGCTATGCCGGCGCCGGCAAGAGCACCATCGTCAAGTACGCGATCGAAGAGCTTGGTCTCACCACGTCTTCGTCGGGCTGCAAGACGGGCGACGTGCTCTATGCCGCCTTCACCGGCAAGGCCGCGCTGGTGATGACCCGCAAGGGAACGCCCGCTTGCACTATTCATTCGCTCATCTACCGGGTTTCCGAGGCAAGCCCGCAGGAGATCGAAAAGCTCAAGGCCGAGGTCGCTGAGATCCAGGCCAAGCTGCCGACGCTCGGTGTGGCCGAACGCCTATTCGAGGAGTCGCGCCTGCGCTCCCTTGAGCTGCGGCTCAAGGACGCCCACAAGCCGCGCTTCGTGCTCAATTCCGAATCCGTTCTGCGCGACGCCAAGCTCCTCGTGCTCGACGAAGTGTCCATGGTCGGCGCCGAGATGGCGCGCGATCTACTTGCCTTCGGGAAGCCCACTCTCGTGCTCGGCGATCCCGGCCAGCTGCCGCCGGTCAAGGGCGAAGGCGCCTTCGACACCGACAAGCCCGACGTGCTGTTGACGGAGGTGCACCGCCAGGCCGGCGACAGCGCCATCATTCGCCTTGCCACCTGGGCGCGCGAGGGCAAGCCCATTCCTTACGGCGAGCACGACGAATTCGTGTGGAAAATGCGCCGGGCGGATGTTAACGCCACCGGCCTGCTCAAAGCCGGTCAGGTGATCTGCGGCCGCAACGCCACCCGCATGCAGCTCAATCTCGCCATGAAACAGGCCGCCGGCTTCGCCGCTCCCTATCCGACCGGTGCCGGCGAGAAGCTGATTTGTCTGCGCAACCGCAACGACATCGGCCTCGTCAATGGCATGTTCGTGACCCTCGACGAGATCGAGGAGGATGGCGACGAAATCGCCTTCAAGGCCGCGATCACGACCGAGGACGGCCGCCAAGTCGGCGGCGAGGCAAACGGCCGGCGCGAGCGCTTCCGCATCTACCGCGGTCACTTCGACGACCATCTTTCGCCCGATCCCGACCGGGAACGCCGCGATCACCACAAGAAGCGCGCCACGATCGAGTGCGTCTGGGGCTGGGCCATCACCTGCCACAAGGCGCAAGGCTCGCAGTTCGAGAACGTCGTCGTATTCGATGACGGACTCGGACGCACGCCGCAGGACCGTGCCCGCTGGCTCTACACTGCCATCACCCGCGCCGAGCGCGGGCTGGTGCTGCTCGATTGAGGTCGCCGGCAATGCTCGACTTCAACGGCATAGAGGCCGCACGGCCCTTCGAGCGTTTTGACCTCGACGCCATCGTCGACGCCCTGCGTCGGGACGCCAAGACCTGGGTTCCAGAACATTTTCCGAAGGGGCGGCGGGAAGGGAATGTCTGGCGGCTTGCAAACATCCATGGCGCCCCGCCGCGCAAGCAGGGCTCCTGTGTCATCGCGCTCGACGGCCCGAATGCCGGCGACTGGATCGACTTCGACGGCTCCGGCTCCGGTGGACCGCTATCGGCACTCGAACACGCCACCGGCCTGAAGAGCAGAGAGCTTTACGCCTATGCAGCCGCACTCGTCGGCCAGAGCAGCGGCACCACCCAGAAGGGCGCAAAGAGAAAGCGTGCGAACGGAGCGACCTCCCCCGACGTCAGCGATGGTCGATCGACCAGTGAAGCGCGCGACGCGGCGGTCGCAACCGAGATTCGCCACATCCTTGCCCGCGCGGCGCCGATCAAGGACACGCTGGCTGAAGTCTACCTGCGCGGTCGAAAGCTCGTGGTCCCGGATACCGACGACCTGCGCTTCGTCGCTTATCTCACGCATTTCGAGACACAAACCGGCTGGCCCGGGATGGTCGGCATCGTTCGCGACATGCGCGGCGAGGTGGTCGGCCTTCATCGCACCTACCTCGCGCCCGAAGGCGCGGCGAAGGCGCCGCTTGCCACACCGCGCATGTCGCTTGGCCACGTCGGAGGCGGCGTCATCCGTCTGGCATCGCCGAACGCCGGCCTGATCGGGATTGCCGAGGGCGTCGAGACGGCCCTTGCGGTCATGACGGCCTGCCCATCGCTGCCGACGTGGGCCGCACTCTCTGCCGGCAACATCGCAGAGCTCTCTCTGCCGCCGGAGATCGATCGCGTCGTCATCTGTGCCGATCATGATAGTAGCGGCGTCGGCTTCGAAGCCGCGCGCAAGCTTGCGACGCAAATGGCCGACCGCGGCAAGCGCGCCTGGGTCGCGTTGCCGCCGGGCATGGGCGATGATTTCAATGACCTGCTCATGCGCGAGGGCGCCGAGGCCGTCTGCGCGGTGATCGAGGCTGCCGAAGAGTTCGTCGTCGAGAGCCCGCTTCTCGGCGCCATGATCGTTGACCGCGATCCAAAACCGACGCGCACGATCGAGGACGTCGCCAAGCTGTTTCCACTGCCGAATCTGGAGGATGCGACTCTTGCCTATCGCAGGGCTCGCGACGGGCGCATTCTCCTGTTCAAGTCGACAGGCCGCGACAAGCTCGGCAACGAGCGCTGGCAGGCCATGACTACGCCGTTTGGCGCGGTCGCGCGCCTGCGCTACCTCGACCATGACGAGGCCTTCGGGCTTCGTGTCCACATCGATGCCATGGACGGCCGGATCCGGGCGGTCGATTTCAACCGCGCGGCGCTCGCGCGGCTCGGCGCATCCGATCTCAGGGCAGAGCTGTTTGCCGCCGGCCTGCGCTGCGAGAATGATGGCGATCAGCTCGCCGTCCAGGTCCTCAAGGGCGCCGACCCCGATCAGGAAATCCTCGTGGTCTCTCGTCCGGGCTGGCACCGCCTCGACGGCAGCGAGCATCCGGTCTTCGTGACGCCGGCGGGCACCGCAATAGGCGACAATCCGGCCCGGCGGCTCGAACTTGCCACCAACGCACGCTTCGGAACGACCACGCGCGGCTCGCTCGACGGCTGGAAGACGGCGCTCACAGCCGTCGCCTCGGCAAAGGGCTGCCCGCATTTCTTGCTCGGCGTGCTCGCGGGCTTCGCCGGCGTCGTTCAATCCCTTGCCGGCCTTGATAGCTGCGGCATCAATCTGAGCGGACTGTCATCGAGCGGGAAGACCACTGCGCAGCGCCTTGCGGTCTCCGCCTGGACGTCGCCCCTGATCGGGGCAGGCCTGCTGCAGTCGATGCGCTCGACCGAGAACGCGGTCGAAGTGTTCGCCCAGGCGGCCTCGGGCACGGTGCTGGCGCTCGACGAGCTCGCCCACGCCGATGGGCGCGCGATCGGCCGGCTGATCTACGCGATCTCCGGCGGCCAGGGGAAAGCGCGGCTCACCGCCGGCGCCATCCTCAAGCATCGCTATGCCTGGTCGACCTACGCGGTGCTCTCCAGCGAGTGCTCGCTCGAAGAGAAGGTCCGCGCCGACGGTGCCGCCTGGATCGCCGGCATGGCGGTGCGCATCCTCGACGTCGACGTGACCGACGTCGACCGCACCCTGAGCCAGAACGTGATCCGGGAGATCGTCGCGGTCGAACAGCATCACGGCCATGCCGGCCCTGCGTTCGTCGAGCGACTCGTCGCCGCCAAGCTTCACCACAGGCCCGACGCGCTGCGCGAGCGGGTGATGGACTTCGCGCGGCGACTCGCCGGCGAGCGGGCCGATGCGGCGCGGCTGCGCGCGGCGACCTGCCTCGCACTGCCCTGCATTGCCGGCCAGCTCGCCCAGGATTTCGACCTGCTGCCGTGGTCGATCGATCTCGAAGCGCCCGTGCGCTGGGCTTGGGAGCGCTTCCAGAAATCCTCCGACGCCGAAGCCCTGGCGCCGGACGAGCAGGCGATTGCGAGCCTGCGCGCATGGATCGCCGAACGGTGGGACGTGACCATCAAGTCCGTCGACACCGGCGCCGATGGCTACGACCGCAAGCTCAACAATCGCGAGGCGGTGGCTTGGTACGACGACACGGCGATCTACGTGCCGGTCCAGCGGCTGCGCGAGGCTTCCGGTGAGACGCTTAAGGCCCAGCAGGTCGTCAAGGCGCTCGTCGAAAGGAATCTGCTCGACAAGCGACAGGACAACCGGCGCGCCGTGGTGCGCTGGGTGCCGAAGATTGGCCGCGTCGACGCCTATGCGCTCAAGCGGTCCGAGTTCGGCCGGCGCCAGACCTGGTTCGGCGACGAGAGCGGGGGCGTCCAATGACCGGTTTCCGCTCGCGCTCGATTCGAGGAGCACGCCATGTGGCCAGTGTGGCTCGGGTGGCCACGCCCGCGAACGTCTGCGCAATGCGCGTGACCACGCGGACCGCGGTGGCAACGCTCGTGGCCACGCTCAAGCAATTGAGATTGCGGGCGAATGGCCACACCAGCCATAGGTGCCACGCGCCGAGGAGAGATTATAGGAATTTGACTCCCGTTCCGTGTTCGGGGATCGGCGGAAGGGTCGCGCGTAGTATCTCTTCTTCTTCAGTGGATAGAGTGGAAAGAGTGGCAAGTCGCCAACTCTTTCAGCGACTTGGCCGTAGCCACCGCGAATTCCACGGTGGCCAGCGTGGCAACTTCCGCGCGTCTGCCGAGCACCTCTGGCGAAGTCGCGCGCCTCCCTGATCGCAAGGCAATCACATCGCCGCTGCTCGAAGTGAGCAGTAAGCGCTGAACCGAATTCAGGATCACGTCGATGTTTGCTCTTGCCACGCGTCCCGCCGTGGACGCGAACCTTTCTGCTCGTCCCGAGCTCAAGCTTGTGCCGGCGAACCGGCGCACACTGCTCGCGTTCGATCTTGGCAGCGCGACCGGTTGGGCCCTGAAACGCATCGGCCGACCGATCGTGAGCGGCACCATGACGTTCAAAGCCGGTCGCTTCGAGGGCGGCGGCATGCCGTTCCTTCGTTTCCGCCGGTGGCTCGCCGAGATCGAAGCCGCGGAAGGTCTGCTTGCTGTCTATTTCGAAGAAGTCCGCGCCCATGCCGGCACGATCGCCGCGCACGTCTATGGCGGTTTCCTCGCCGAGCTCACCGCCTGGTGCGAGGAGCGTCGCCACCCGTATGAAGGCGTGCCCGTCAGCGTCATCAAGCGCTTTGCGACCGGAAAAGGAAACGCCGACAAGCAGGCGGTCTGCGATGCAATGCGCGCCCGCGGCTTCTCGCCGGCTGACCACAACGAGGCCGATGCCATCGCCATCCTGCTGTGGGCGATCGAGGCACGAGGCATGCCATGACCAGGCAACGCCTGCCCGATCGCCGGCCGAGTTTCACCACAGAGCTCGTGCATGAATGCCGATCCTATTCGGTGACGATCGGATTCGATCCAGCGACCGGCCGCATCGGTGAGGTGTTCACGCATGGAGCCAAGGTCGGCTCCGCCATGGACGGGATTCTCGACGACGCGTGCGTCGCGCTCTCACTCCTGCTTCAGCATGGCGTCGAACCCGCCGAGCTCGCCTCGAGCATGGGCCGACTCGGCGATGGCAAGTCTCCCGCATCGATCATCGGCGCCCTGACCGATCTCCTGGTTCGGGAGGCGCAGTCATGAGGTGGACTCCAAGAGGCTTTGGCGGCGAACGCAGGACTCCCGAGCAAATCAAGCGCGATGGCTGGCTCGAATACGGGATCCTCGTCGTCAATGAGGATGATCATCGCCTCACCTGGCCGGAGCGCCAGCTTGTTCGCCAGCTGGGAGTGCGGCTGTTCGGCAAACGGCAGCAGAAGGAGGCCTGCGATGGCTGACACGACCTGGACGCCTTCGATGGTCGAAGAGCGCTTCGTCGAGGCTGCCGACGTGATGAAGCGGCTGCCCGAGGTTCGCGTGCCCGGCTACTATTCGCTGTGGCCGAAAGTGATTCACGAGTTCGCCGACCTGGTCCAACAGGAGCCGCCACGCTTGCGGCGGCCACCGCCTGCTCCGGACGCGATCAGTCGAATGGAAGAGACGTTGGAGTGGCTGCGGTGGCTTGAGCCGACGGATGCCAGAATCGTCTGGCTGCGCGCGAACGGAGAGCGATGGAAGGTGGTCTGCTACCATGTCGGGCTGGCGCGGGCGGCCGCCAACGAACACTGGCTCTATGCCCTTTGCCTGATCGCCTGGCGCCTAAATGGCTCGCGTCTATCGCAGCCGCGGTCGAAACGGCGCGTGATCGAGCATTTCCGGGGCAGGGCCCGACAAGGGGAAGGCTTTAGACAGGCGCCTTCGTAACTAAACGAAAACGCGCTATCCTTTAGTAAGGCCTCTGGCTTACTAAAGGATTGAGAACATGACGGGAACGGCAGGAACCCGCCTCGGGCAGTATGTCGAGACGGCTGTCGGCGGGGAGCGGGTGCGGGCTTTCCTCCCTCCCCCGCTGCCGCCCGATCCGCCGCTCGACCTGCCGGCCCTGTTCGACCTCTACGATGCCGCCCGCGGCGCCCTTGGCCGCCTCGACGGGGTCACGACGATCCTGCCCTCTACGCCCCTCTTCCTGTTCATGTACGTGCGCAAGGAGGCGCTTCTCTCCTCTCAGATCGAGGGTACCCAATCATCGCTTTCCGACCTGCTCCTGTTCGAGAACCATGAGATTCCGCAGGTCCCGCTCGACGATGTCGCCGAGGTCTCCAACTACATCGCGGCGATGGAACATGGACTGAAGCGCCTGCGCGAAGGATTTCCGCTTTCGCTCCGCCTCATTCGCGAGATGCACGAAATCCTCCTTCACTCGGGGCGCGGCGCCAGCAAGCAACCAGGCGAGTTTCGCCGCTCGCAGAACTGGATTGGTGGTACGCGTCCCGGCAATGCGTTGTTCGTGCCGCCGCCTCCTGACCGACTCAATGAATGCCTCGACGCGTTCGAGAAGTTCCTGCACGTCGACAACCCGCAGCTGCCGCCTTTGATCAAGGCCGGCCTCGCGCACGTTCAATTCGAGACCATTCACCCGTTTCTTGACGGCAATGGACGGCTTGGACGCCTTCTCATCACGCTCATGCTGTGCGAGGCAGGCGTTCTTCGCGAACCCATCCTGTACCTCAGCCTCTACTTCAAAGCGCGACGGCCCGATTACTACCGTCTTCTTCAGGAAGTTCGTGAGAACGGCGCTTGGGAAGCCTGGATGGAATTCTTCCTCAGCGGCGTGTGCGATACCGCAACTCAGGCGGTAGATACGGCACGCGATCTCATCGACCTGTTCGATCACGACCGGGAGGCGATTCAAGCGCTGGGACGAAGCGCTGCGTCTGTCTTTCGTGTGCATGACTTCATGCAGCGTCGCCCGATTGTCACCATCCAGGCCGCATCAAGAGAACTGAAGCTTTCACTTCCCACGGTCGGCAAGTCGCTTGAGCACCTCATCAAGCTCGGCATCGTTCGTGAACTGACCGGCAAACAACGTCATCGCGTCTTCGCCTACAGCAAGTATCTCGCCGTGCTCGACCAGGGCACCGAGCCACTACCACCCAATGCGTGAGCGAACGGCTGCGTGGCAAAGAGAAAAGTGTCTTGCAGACACTTTTCGCTCGGACAAAAACGCTCGGACTCGGTAGTTTCGACGCCAAGCTCGCGAGCCGCGCGCACGGACGCAGGCCTCGCCACTCGATGAAAATGCCCAGGACCGACTGGCTCCATTTCGACGCCCAAATACACCCAAATGCTCTTTAAGCCTCTGAACGCACGGGTCCTCCCTGGCCGAATTGGTATGCGGGGGGCAATGGCCCGAAATTTCGCCACCGCCAGCCGCAAAATCTGAGTTACCAGTTACCACGGAACGTTGGCCCGCCTTGCGCCAAAGGCGCGCAACGGCGCGCGTTTTTCGCGCGGCCACCCTGGTAACCCTGCGTGGTAACGCACCGACCCCTGGTTACCAGCGGCCAACGTACCGCGCCGACACGAACCACATGCCGCCGCGCCTGCCCGATGCGGTCGAGCACTGGCCGCTCGATCGGCTCAAGCCCTATGCGCGCAATGCCCGCACGCATGACGACGACCAGGTCGCGCAGATAGCAGCCTCGATCGTCGAATTCGGGTGGACCAATCCGATCCTTGTTGACGCGGAGGGTGGCATCGTCGCCGGTCATGGCCGGCTGCTGGCGGCGCACAAGCTTGGCCTCGACACGGTGCCGGTCGTCGTCCTCGATCATCTCACGCCGGCACAGCGGCGCGCCTATGTCATCGCCGACAACAAGCTCGCGCTCAATGCCGGCTGGAACGAGGAAATTCTCGCAGCGGAGTTGCATGCGCTGAACGGCGAGGGCTTCGACCTCGCGCTCACTGGCTTCTCGGAGGCAGAGCTCGACGCCTTGATGGCGCCGCTGGACGATGAGGCGGAGGACGCCAAGTCAGCGGGCGAGGATGCAGACGACGACATGCCCGCGCCGCCGCGCGAGCCCATCTCGCGTAATGGCGACCTTTGGAAGTTTGGCGAGCATCGTTTGCTTTGTGGCAACAGCATGGATGCATCGTCGGTAGCGCGCGTCATGAACGGCGAGCGCGCGGTGCTCGTGTTCACGTCCCCGCCCTACGGCAATCAGCGCGACTACACCACTGGGGGCGTCGGCGATTGGGACGCGCTGATGCGCGGCGTGTTCACGGCGCTGCCGGTCACCGAAGCCGGACAGGTCCTGGTCAATCTCGGTCTCATCCACCGCGATAACGAGTGGCAACCGTACTGGAGCGCCTGGTTCGACTGGATGCGCGAGCAGGGCTGGCGCCGTTTCGGGCTCTACGTCTGGGACCAGGGCCCGGCACTGCCAGGCGATTGGAACGGGCGTCTGGCGCCGGCCTTCGAACTTGTCTTCCACTTCAATCGCAAGGCGCGAAAGCCCAACAAGATCGTGCTCTGCAAATGGGCCGGGCACGTCAACGACGCGCATGGCGGCATCCGCCACAAGAACGGACACGTCGGCGAATGGACGCATGCCGGCCAGGGCGTCCAGGAGACGCGGATCCCGGACAACGTCATTCGCATCACGCGACACAAGGCGCGCGGCATCGAGACCGAGCATCCGGCGGTGTTTCCGGTCGCGCTGCCAGAATTCGTAATGCGGGCCTACAGCAACGAACACGACATCGTCTACGAGCCCTTTGCCGGATCTGGCACCAGCATCGTTGCTGCGCAGCGCGCTGACCGACGAGCGAGGGCAATCGAGCTCGCGCCCGAGTACGTCGACGTGGCGCTCCGCCGGTGGCGCAAGCTCTTTCCTGACCAGCCAGTAGTCCTCGATGGCGAAGGCCAAACCTTCGAAGCGGTCGCGCGAGCGCGCGGGGTCGCAATCCCCGACGACTGACGCGCTGCAGGTCGAGCTCTGGCCTATCGGCCGGCTCCTGCCCTATGCGGCGAATGCCAGAACGCATTCGGACGAACAGGTCGCGCAGATTGCCGGCTCGATCGCAGAATTCGGATTCAACGTTCCGTGCCTCGTCGACGATCGCGGCGTGCTGATCGCCGGCCATGGTCGACTCCTCGCGGCGAGGCGCCTTGGACTGCAGCAGATCCCGGTCATTCGGCTAGGCCACCTGACCGATGCGCAGACGCGGGCCTTTCGCTTGGCCGACAACCGGATTGCCCTCAATGCCGGTTGGGACGATGCATTGCTGGCTGCCGAGATCGAGCGGCTCAAGGAGGAGGGCGTTGCTCTCGATCTGCTCGGCTTTGCCGAGGACGAGCTCGACCGGTTGCTCGATGGACTCGATGCAGGCGGAGCATCCGAGAAAGAGGACGAGGTCCCTGAGCCGCCTGCCGAGGCGGTTACGCGACCCGGCGACCTCTGGCTGCTCGGGCCGCATCGCCTTCTGTGTGGCGACGCGACGATTGCGACACACGTTGCACAACTGCTCGATGGCGCGTGTCCGCACCTGATGGTGACGGACCCGCCCTACGGTGTCGACTACGATCCAAGCTGGCGCAACGAGTCGGGCGTCTCTGCAACGGCGCGCACAGGCAAGGTCAACAACGACCATCGTGCGGACTGGAGGGAGGCTTGGAGCCTCTTTCCCGGCGAGGTCGCGTATGTGTGGCACTCCGGGATCCACGCGCGCACGGTTGCAGAAAGCCTCGACGCCTGCGGCTTTCTGATCAGGGCGCAGATCATATGGGCGAAACCGCGCCTCGTGCTCTCCCGCGGCGATTACCATTGGCAGCACGAACCGTGCTTCTACGCGGTGCGCAAGGGAGCCACCGGACACTGGCAGGGCGCGCGCGACCAGTCGACACTCTGGACCATCGGCACCGGCGAGAACGACGACGCGACCGAACACGGGACGCAGAAGCCGGTCGAGTGCATGCGCCGGCCGATCGTCAACAACAGCGCGAAGGGCGACCTCGTCTATGAACCGTTCGCGGGCTCCGGCTCGACCCTGATTGCCGCCGACTCCGTCGGCCGCGTCTGCCTCGCCATCGAAATCGATCCGCGCTACTGCGACGTCATCATCGAGCGCTGGCAGAATCGCGCTGGCAACACAGCGACGCTTTCGGATGACGGCCGCACCTTCGATGCGCTGAAGACTGAAAGGCCATCAGCATGAACGGGAAAGCGCCGCCGGGCTTCGCAGCCGGCGGCGCTTGAGCATTCGGCGGGGCTCAGGCGATCCGGTAGACGCGGCCGCGCCCTTCGACCTTCTCCGACTGGACGTTCAGACCGAGCTTCTTCTTCAGGGCGCCGGCGATGGCGCCGCGCACCGTGTGCGCCTGCCAGTCGAATTTCTTGACGATCTCTTCGATCGTCGCGCCATCGGGACTCTTGAGCATTGCGATGAGCTGGGCCTGTTTGCTGTCGGGCCGGGTCTGCTTCTGAACCGCGCGTTGATGCGCCTTGGACTTGCTCGAGTTCTCGTCGGTCTCGCCGGCCTCGCCCTCGGCCTCGGCAGTGGCGCTGGCCTCATCGGCTTCGTCCTCGGCGGCTGCGACCTCTTTCGGATCGATGCCGAGGGCATCGAACGCGGCCCGGGTGGCGCGCAGGGTCATCTTGCCGTGGTTCCGGTCGTGTCGCCACACGGTGTCATCGCGCTTGGCGCGCACTTCCTTGATCAGGCCCTTGTTCAGGAGGCTCTTGAGCACGTTGCCGGCGGCATTGCCCTTGAGCTTCGGATTGACCGGAAACACGCAACGGTCGGGCCGCTGGCAGGCCGCGGTGAGAACGACGAGTTGAGAGTCGGAAAGCTGCGCCATGGTGTTGGCTCCCTGGTAGTCGGGTCGCGACCATCGCGACCCTTCTACGACCCCGAGCCCCGCGTCGGAGCGGGGCGGAGCCTCAGGCGCCAGACGCCAGTCAGTTTCGGCGCGACAGCACGCGATCCATGGATTGCTCGAAGGTTTCGTTGGGGAGCGCGGTCTCTGCCGCGTGACAGATCACGCCGAAGACCACCAGCTGCACGCGCCTGACTGCCTGTTCGAGGGTTTCTCCAGGAAGAACCGTCGCGCCGCAGCTTTCGAGAAACCTACGCAAGGCTGGCTCACGCGCCGCGGCAACGCGGGCGCGAATCTCTGCAGGGGTGAGTCGGCTCCGGTCTTCCATGGCACCCATCCCTTGGCGCTCACGCCGCCGCTTCGGCCAGAATCTCGAAATAGGTCACGCAGCCGATGAGGTAGGGCAGTCCGCGCGGAATGCCGGTCTCGCGCTCGATGCGGTGGCCGATGGTCCAGTCCATCCAGCGGTCGACTGCGGCATCGACCGCCTGCTCGACGGTAAGTCCTTTAAACAATCCGTTCGCCACGTCGTCGGCGAAGTGCCGGCCGTGACGACTGTCGAGGAAATCGCGCACACCAATTTCCGAGCATCTGGTCGCGTCGGCGACGGCTTGAAAGGCAATCGGCCAGGCTTCTGCCGGATCGGCATGGTGCCGAATGGTCCCGTAGAAGCCCCAGGCTTCGTTGTTGCTGGACAATGTGGCGGTCATTGCAAGCCCCCAATGGCAGTTTGGCGCAGTATTTCGATCAGGCGATGAACCGCGCCCAGCGGCGCGGCGACGGAGGGGTATCGGCACGGACTGCCTTGATCGCATCCGCCGCGCTGGCGGCGGCGATGTAGCGATCTTCGAAGGTACCGTCCGCGTAGATCACCTGGACCATCCAGACCGTCATTGCTGTTCTCCGTCGCTTGATCATGACGCCATAAAATGCGCTGCTTCGGCCTGGAGCCAAGCGAATAATCGGGTCATTTGATTGCTTTGTTCGCGGCAGGTTCGTCATGGGATTATCAATCCGCGCTTATGCCCGCAGACGTGGCGTAAGCCATGTGGCGGTCCTGCGCGCGATCAAACAGGGCCGCGTCCCGGTCGAGCCGGACGGCACCATCGATCCCGCCAAGGCTGATGCGTCGTGGGAACGCTCGACCGACCCAGGACGCACACGCACGAAACCGAAGCCCACCGCCGAGAAGCTTCGCCCGGTCGGAGAAGCCGCGCTCGGCTCGGTGCGCGAGACGCTGAGGGAGCAAGGCCTCCCCTCGGGCGGCAATGTCACCTTCGTCCAGGCGCGCACCGCGCACGAGATTGCCAAGGCCCACCTCACGCGGCTGCGCTTGCAGCGCATGAAGGGTGAGCTTGTCGATCGCGCTCGCGCCACCGCGCTTGTGTTTCGGCTTGCGCGCGAGGAGCGGGATTCCTGGCTCAACTGGCCGGCGCGGGTTGCTGCATTGATTGCAGCCGACCTTGGTGTGGAGGCGCACGCGGTCCAGAAACTCATCGAAACGCATGTCCGCGGTCACCTCGCCGAGCTCGCCGAAATTCGAGCCGAGTTCCGGTGATCTGTTCGCGTTCGAGGGCGCGGAAGACATCGCGCACGCCTGGCGCGACGGGCTCACGCCTGACCCCGCGCTGACGGTCTCGGAATGGGCTGACCGCCATCGCGTCCTGAGTCCGCGCGCTTCCGCGGAGCCCGGGCGCTACCGCACCGATCGTACGCCCTACATGCGGGCGATTGTTGATGCGCTCTCGCCCACGCATCCGGCGCGCCGCATTGTGGTGATGAAGTCGGCCCAGGTCGGCTTCACGGAAGGCGGCAATAATTGGATCGGCTACGTCATCCATCATGCGCCCGGGCCGATGCTCAGCGTTCAGCCGACCGTCGAGCTGGCCAAGCGCTTCTCGCGCCAGCGCATCGATCCGCTGATTGGCGAGAGTCCAGCATTGCGCGAACGGGTGAAGCCCGCTCGCTCGCGCGATGCTGGCAACACGGTGCTGTCGAAGGAGTTCCCGGCCGGGCTCCTGGTCATCACCGGAGCGAACAGTGCCGTCGGCTTGCGCTCGATGCCGGCCCGCTATCTCTTCCTCGACGAGGTCGATGCCTATCCGCCCTCGGCCGACGAAGAAGGCGATCCGGTTGCCCTTGCCGAAGCGCGGACGCGCACGTTCTCGTGGCGTTCCAAGGTCCTGCTCGGGTCGACGCCGACCATTCATGGCCTGTCGCGCATCGAACGCGAGTACGAGGCGTCTGATCAGCGGCACTATTTCGTGCCGTGCCCGCACTGCGGGGCGATGCAGTGGCTCAAGTTCGAGCGGCTGCGCTGGGAGAAGGGCAAGCCTGAGACGGCGCATTACGAGTGCGAGTCATGTGATGGCCGGATCGAAGAGCACCACAAGACGGCGATGCTCGCGGCTGGCGAGTGGCGCCCCACTGCCGAGCCGCAGGATCCGGACACGATCGGGTTCCACATCTCGGCGCTCTATTCGCCGGTCGGGTGGCTCTCCTGGGAGAACATCGCCCGGCTTTGGGAGGCCGCGACCACCGACGAAGCCAAGCGCAGCTTCAAGAACAGCGTGCTGGGAGAGACATGGGTCGAGACCGGTGAGGCTCCCGACTGGCAGCGGCTCTACGAACGACGCGAACCCTGGCAGATCGGCACTGTGCCGAGCGGCGGCCTGTTCCTGACGGCGGGCGCCGACGTCCAGAAGGACCGCATCGAAGTCGACGTCTGGGCCTGGGGGAGAGGTCTCGAAAGCTGGCTCGTCGACCACATCGTGATCGAAGGCGGACCCGAGCAGGCGGAGACCTGGGACGAACTTGCCCTTCTGCTCGATCGGACCTGGCCGCATGCGCATGGAGCGCGCCTCGGCATTGCCAAACTTGCAATCGACACCGGCTACGAGGCGCCCGCAGTTTACGCCTGGTCACGCCGTGTCGGTCACGCCCAGGTCGCGCCGATCAAGGGCGTCGAGGGCTTCAATCGCGCAGCACCGGTCATCGGCCCGACGCATGTCGACGTGACCGAAGGCGGCAAGAAGCTTCGGCGCGGCGCTCGACTGTGGACGATCGCGGTCGCCACCTTCAAGAGCGAGACCTATCGGTTCTTGCGCTTGTCGGCACCGACCGATGATAAAATTGCCGCTGGCATGAAATTCCCCGCGGGCTTTGTCCACCTGCCGCGCGGCACAGACGCCGAGTGGGTCAAGCAGCTCGTCGCCGAGCAGCTCGTCACGGTGAAAACCAAGCGTGGTTTTACTCGGCTCGAATGGCAGAAGCTGCGCGAGCGCAACGAGGCGCTCGACTGCCGGGTCTATGCGCGCGCGGCCGTCTGGATTGCCGGCGCCGATCGCTGGACCGAAGCGATGTGGCGCGACCTCGAGCAGCAGGTTGGCATCGTCGAAGAGGTGCGGACGGACGAGCCGACTGACCTGCAGACCGAGAGCGTTGCCGGTATCATCCGGCGCCGGTCCGAACGCCGCGGTCGTCGCGTGTTCCGGTCGAGCTATCTCGGCTGACACCCGGGCCTAGGGCTTGGTCGTTTACCGGCCCGGCGGTTGCGAGACGTCTCCGATGATCAATGACGGGATCTGCTGTGCGCGGGCTTCGTCGATCGCACGCTCGATCAGATATTCGGTGGTCGGCTCGTTGAGCTCATGGGCAAGCGAAATTGCGCTTTCCAGATGCCGCATCAGGGCAGCGCGTTTCTGCGCGGTGTCCAGCATGGCAAGCCTCCAGCCCGTCGCAACGAGTTCAGAGCAATTTACGAAACGGCTGAAGCGTTGACCAGACGCGCCGAATTAGTACCACGGGGCCATGGCCACAGCTGACTGATCGTCCATGACACTCGAAGAGATGATCGCACAGCGCGACGCGCTGCTCGCGGCGCGTTTTCGTGGAGTGCGCACAGTCGAGATCGAGGGTCGCCGCGTGACCTACGCCACCGACGCCGAGATGGCAGCCGCCATCACGGATCTCGAACGTCGGATCGCTGCCGCCGGTGAAGGCGGCCGACGCCGCCGTATCCTGACGTCAGCCTCGAAGGGACTCTGAGCTCGTGGTCGTTTCGCTGAAAGCCTTCCGACGCCGGGTCGGGGCGTTCATCGGGGGCTTCGAGGCAGGACTGGCGAACCGACGTCTCAAAGGTTTCCAGCCGAGCCGGGCGCATCTCAACACGCTGATTGCCGCGGCCGGACCCGACATTACCGCGCGGGCCCGCTGGCTCGTGCGCAACAACGGCTATGCCGCTAATGCGATCGAGAGCTGGGCCGGCAACGTCGTGGGTGCAGGCATCAAGCCGTCCTCGATGATCTCGGATTCCGACCTCAAGGCGCAGGTCCAGAAGCTCTGGCTCCACTGGACGGACGAAGCCGACGCCGAGGCGTTCACGGACTTCTATGGCCTGCAGCGTCGCGCGGCACGTGAGGTGTTCATCGCAGGCGAAGTGTTCTTTCGGTTCCGGCCGCGCCGGCCGCAGGACGGGCTCACGATGCCGCTGCAGCTGCAGATGCTCCCCTCCGAGATGCTGCCGATCAATCGCAACGAGGTTGCGCAGAACGGCAACGTGATCCGGCAGGGCATCGAGTTCGACGCAATCGGCCGACGCGTGGCCTACCACTTTCTGCGCCGGCACCCGGGCGACTTGACCGACCCCCGGCTCGCGGGCGAGACGGTGCGTATTCCGGCCTCCGAGATCGTGCACATCGTCGACCCGGTCGATGCCGGGCAAATGCGGGGCATTTCGCGCTTCGCCGCCGGGATCGTGAAGCTGTTCCTCCTCGACCAGTACGACGACGCCGAGCTCGACCGCAAGAAGGTCGCGGCAATGCACGCGCTTTTCATCACGACGCCGGCGCCGACCGAGCCACTCGACGCCGCGGAAGGACGCGACGAGAATGACGAGCGTACCATCGACCTGCAGCCGGGCCAGATCACCATGCTGGAACCGGGCGAGGAAGTTCAAACCTCCTCACCCGCGGAATCGGGTCAGACCTACGAACCATTTCAGTACCGCACGCTGCTGCAAGTGTCGGCGGCGCTCGGCGTGCCCTATGCGTATCTCTCGAATGACATGCTCAAGGCGAACTATTCGAACTCGCGCCTTGCGCTCCTTGAATTCCGCCGCCGCATCGAAGCCTACCAGCATGCCGTGATCGTCTGGCAGCTCTGCCGCCGGGTGTGGGCGCGCTGGATGGACACCGCGGTGCTTGCGGGGGCGATCGACCTTCCAGACTATAACCAGCGCCGGCGCGAGTATCTTGCCTGCGGTTGGTTGCCGCCGAAGTGGGATTGGGTCGATCCCTTGAAGGATGCGCGCGCCGAGATCGAGCAGATCGAGGCGGGCCTCAAGAGCCGCACGCAGGCACTCGCCGAGCGCGGCTATGACGCCGAGCAGGTGGATGCCGAGATCTCGGCCGACCGGGCGCGCGAGAAGTCGCTGGGTTTGAGCTTTGCGACCTCCGTCAACCTGCCGGCGGTAAACTTGTCTACGGCCTCCGACGCGGTGACGAACTGAATGGATCGAGCACCGATACGCCCGTCGGTTCGAAATCCGATACGTTGCGTGTTACCACCGTGAGGCCGTGTTCGAGCGCGATGGCCGCGATTTGAAGGTCGGCGCCATGATGGCCGAGCGCTGCGCTCAGTTGTCCCCAGCGCCGCGCGGAAGCAAGATCGAAAGGCAGAACGCGGTCGCCATAAACGGTCAGGACCTGGTCCAGCCAGCGGGCAAGCATCGCGGCAAAATTTGGGTCCTTGCCGCGCTGCAAGGCGATCCCGCGCTCGATCTCGCCGATGCCGATGACGCTGAGGAACAGGTCGCTGCTCCGTTGGCGACTGATCCAATTTTCCACGTTGGCATCACGCCGCCGCTTGGCCAGCGCCGAGAGAACGTCGGTGTCGATCAGGTACATCAGAATTCGACGGCGCGCGGCATCGCCTTGAGACGATCAAACTCAACGTCGCCTTGAGGTATCGCGAGCAACAGCTCGGCAAAGCTTGGGGCCTTCAGCTGCTCCAGCTTGCGCAAACGCTCGTATTCGTCGGCGGCAACGACGACGACGGCCGGTTTGCCGTGCTTGGTCACGGTCTGCGGCTTGCGGCGGGCGGCCTCGACCACCTCACTGAACCGGTTCTTGGCGTCCTGCACCGACCACGTGCGGTGAGCCATCCCATCTCTCCTAGCTAGATCTTCTAGCCAGAATATCGGACCGCCTACTCGATTCGTCAAGGGCCCCGCGAAGGGTAACGTACGCATGCTCAACCTGCCACACGTGGCATCTCGCGTGTTTGGGACGCCGCTCATGATCGCGCGCCCCAAGCTCGAGGCGATCCTCGGCGTCTTGGCGCCACGCCTTAGCGGTGAGACGATCGAACCGATCGACCAGACGTCCGATCCGGCGCCCCTCACCTCGATCACGGTCGAGCGCATTGCAGTCGTTTCCGTAATCGGCACGCTGGTGACCCGCTCCGGCTATCTCGATGCCGCGAGCGGGCTCATGTCTTATGGCGACATTGGTGACGCCATTGCCGGCGCGATGTCGGACCCAACCGTCCGCGGTGTGATCCTCGACGTGGACTCCTCGGGCGGGGAGGTTGGCGGCCTGTTCGATCTTGCCGACCGGATCAGCGCGATCAGGACGGCCGGCGGTAAGCCGCTGTGGGCGGTTGCGAACGAAAGCGCGCTGTCGGCAGCCTATGCCATCGCGAGTACGGCCGATCGGGTCTACGTCACCCGCACCGGCGAGGTCGGTTCGATTGGCGTGGTTGCCGTGCATGTCGATGAAAGCCAGGCTGACGTCAAAGCGGGTCTCGCCTGGACCTTCATTTTCGCGGGCGACCGCAAGGTTGACGCGAATGCACATGAGCCGCTCTCGGAGCGTGCCCGGTCAACGATTCAGGCGGACGTTGATCGCCTCTACTCCGAATTTTGCCGTCTGGTTGCCGCCAATCGCGGCCTGACGACCGAGGCGGTGCGGGGCACCAACGCCGCGATCTATCGCGGAGAGCTCGCGATCCGCGCAGATCTCGCCGATCGTCTCGGTACGCTCGACCTCGCCATCGCCGAAATGGCCGCTGAGCTCGATCGGAGCGCATCAACGCGCGCTTTTATTAACCCGACACTCAAGAGGAGCCTGTCCATGGCGACGAACGAAACCGAACAGATCCAAGATCAGCCGAGCGAACCGCAGCAGGCGGCCGACGCTCCGCCGGCCGTAACACAGGCTGCGCCGGATCCCGCGCGGCCGGCAGCGCCTGCATCAACCACGCCCGAAGCGAGCGCGGCCGAGCGATTGCGCGCGGAGTTCGCCGAGATTGCCGCGATTGCGGCACAAGCAGCTCGCCTTGATGTTGCGGTCGACGCCGCCGACGCGCTGAAAAAGGGCATTACGCCCGATGCGTTGCGTCGCTCGGTGCTCGACACGCTCACTGCGCGTGCCGAGGCAACGAGCGTCATTGCCGCAGCACCGTCCACTCCCGCTGCGGGCGACAGCCCGATCGTGCGGCGTGCACGTGAGCGGGCCGCGGCGGCTCGTGCCTGAACACGTAAGGAGCACAACACATGCCCACATTGACGATGGCGCCGACGCTCGGCGACCTGCTCAAGTACGAGCTCAACGGCAACTACACACGGGAGACCGTGACGCTCAAAGCCGGCACGAACTACGCGCTCGGCGCCGTGCTCGGCAGGATCACGGCCTCCGGCAAGTACCGGCTTTCTCCTGCGGCACAGGTCGTGGGCGACGAAGGCGCCGAAACCGCAGTCGCGGTTCTGATCGAGGCGGTCGACGCCACCGCCGCTGACAAGCCGGGCCTCGTCATCGCGCGAGGTCCCGCGATCGTGTCCAAGGCCGCGCTCGTGTTCGATCCATCCGTCGACCAGGGGGCCGAGAAGGACGCGAAGCACACGCAGCTCGCCACGGCCGGCATCGTGCCGCGCGACACCGCCTGATCTCTTCCCCCAACCTCCCTGCCTGACCGGGCCTCGATGGAATCCATCGGGGCCCGGTCCCTTTCTGAGGAGACCCGACTCTATGGCCCCGATGATCAATCCCTTCGACGCGGGCGGCTACACGCTCGCCGAGATGACGCAAGCCATCAACATCCTGCCCAACATCTACACCCGTCTCGGCCAGCTCGGCCTGTTCCGCTTCGAGGGCATCACTCAGCGCAGCGTCATCATCGAGCAAGCCGAAGGCGTGCTGAACCTCTTGCCGACGGTGCCGCTCGGCGGGCCGGCCACCGTGGCTAACCGCGACAGTCGCTCCATGCGCTCGTTCACGGTGCCGTGGATTCCCCACGACGACGTGATCACGCCTCAGGACATCCAGGGCGTGCGCGGCTTTGGCGTCGCGGATGCCGCCGACCCGCTCGCGACCGTCATGGAGCGCAAGCTCACCCGCATGCGGGCAAAGCACGCCCAGACCCGTGAGTACATGGAGGTCAATGCGCTGCGCGGCGTAGTCAAGGATGGGGCCGGCATTCAACTCTACGATTACTTCGCCGAGTTCGGCCTCGCCCAGCAGTCGGTCGACTTCGTGCTCGGGACGGCCGGCACGAATGTGCAGGCCAAGTGCCGCGAGGTGCTGCGCGACATCGAGACCGAACTCAAGGGCGAGACCATGACCGGGGTACTGGCCCTGGTCAGCCCCGGCTTCTTCGACAAGCTGATCGGCCACGCCAAGGTCGAGGAAGCCTACAAGTACTTCTCCTCGACCGGCGCGCAGCCGCTGCGCGAGGACACGCGACGGCGCTTCCCCTTCGCCGGCATCGTGTTCGAGGAATACAACGCCACGGTCACACTCTCGACCGGCGCGACCGAGACGCTGATCCCGGCGAACGAAGGCATCGCCTTCCCGCTCGGCACGATGGACACGTTCGTAACCTACGGGGCGCCTGCGAACCTGATCGAGACCGTGAATACGGTGGGTCTGCCGATCTATGCGCGGCAGATCGCCCGGCCCGATGGCAGCGCCATCGACGTAAAGACCGAGGCCTCGCCGCTGCCCGTGAACAAGCGGCCGCGACTTGCGGTCAAGATCATCACCAGCAATTAACCCTCCGAAGCCTTGGCGTAGGAGGGCTGACGATGGACGCCTTCGCCGCCGCAACCGATGCGCTGTTCGCCGATCCGAACATCGCCCGCGACGCCATCTGGCGCGTGGGCGGTCTTGGCCCGGGATTCTTCGTCCGCGTCGTCACGCGCCGGCCGGACGACGTTGTCGGTTTTGGCGACAGCCGGGCCATCCTCTCGATACTGCTGATCGACGTGCGCCGCTCCGACGTAACGGCGCCGGCAAGTGGCGACACGGTCGAGATCCCCGGGCCAGGCCCAGGGACCAGCGAGACCTTCCAGATCATCGCAACGCCCACCCTCGACAGCCTGCGGCTCGTGTGGACATGCGAGGCGGCGGCGCCGCCATGAACCATGCGCTTCACGCTGAAGACCGATGACCTCTTCAAGGGTCTAAGCGACATTGAAGGCGATGCGGCGCGTTCCGTCACCCGCGCGATGCGCGAGGTGACGGACGACCTCAAGGCTGATCTGCGTGCCGATGTCGTCGATTCTGGTCTCGGGCAGCGCCTCGCCAATACCTGGCGCGGCAAGACCTATCCCGAGGGCGGCGCCAGCCTGGAAGCGGTGTCCTTCGTCTGGTCGAAAGCGCCGAACATCGTCGATGCCTTCGACCGCGGCGTGACGATCCGGTCGCACCGCGGCTTCTGGCTCGCCATTCCAACGCCGGCTGCTGGCGGCAAGGGTATCAGCGCCACCGGCACCATGCAGCGCATCACACCGGGCGGCTGGGAGCGGCGCACCGGCATGCGGCTGCGCTTCGTATACCGGCGCGGCCAGCCTTCGCTGCTCGTCGCCGACAACGCGCGGCTGAGCAGAAAGGGGCTCGCCAGGCCGAACATCGGCCGCACCCGAACAGGCGCTCAGTTCACCCGGCTGAGGGGGCGCTCGACCGTCGTGGTCTTCGTCCTGGTCCCGCAGGTCACATTGCGCAAGCGGCTCGATATCGCCTCGATTGCACAACGCTGGGCCGATCGCGTGCCAGGCGCGATTGCGAGTCATTGGAGATGACTGTGAAGCAAAAACGCGCTGCGGTCCTGATGACGCTCTTGGCGTTCGTGTTCATCATTTCGGTGCTGGTGGCGAGCCTGCGGTGACGAGCAAGCGCGAACAGGTCCTTGATGCGGTCAAGGCTCTCGTTGCAGCCGCGCTGCCGGACGCGGACGTCAAGCGCAACCTCGCCAAGGCGGACCGCATCCCGCCCGGCGGTCTCATCATCGTCCGCGACGGCGACGCGGGCGAGCCAGAAGTCATGCTGTCGCCGCTCACTTACATCTACACGCACCGGATCCCGATCGAGGTTGCGGCGTGCGAGACCTCGAGCAAGACCCGCGAGCAGGTGCTCGACGAAATGCTCGGCGCGATCGGCACTGCTATTACTGGCGATCGCACGCTGGGCGGCCTCTGCGATTTCATCGAGACAGAGGCGCCGGCGACCGACGATGTCGAGACCGCGGGCGCCCGCCCCGGTCGCTGGGCCGACGCCGCGATCGTTGCGGTCTACGCCACGACCGATCCGCTGAACTGAACACCAACAATCCAGGAGAGTCCCATGGCACGCGCGCGCGGCGCCAATGCCGTCATGGCGGCCGCATTCGAGACGACCTACGGCACGCCGCCGGTGGCCGGTTACAAGAAACTCCCCTTCGTCTCCTCGGCGCTCGGCGACGAGCAGAACCTGATCGCCAGCGATCTCCTTGGGCTTGGCCGGGAGCCGCTCCCGCCGAGCCGGGATGTCGTGAACAACGAGGGCGACGTTGTCCTCCCGGTCGATCTCCGCAACTTCGGCTATTGGCTGAAGCTCCTGCTCGGCACGCCGACATCGATCGACAACGCCGGCGTCTTCACCCACACGTTCGTCTCGGGCGCGCTCACGCTGCCGTCGATGTCGATCGAGGTCGGCCTGCCGGAGGTCCCGAGCTATGGCATGAACTTCGGCGTGCGCGCCAACTCGATGCGCATCCAGCTGCAGCGATCGGGACTCCTCAACGCCACCATGAGCCTGGTCGCGCAAGGCGAAACGCGGACCACGACGTCGAGCGCTGCTTCGCCCAGCGAGGCGGTGATCGAGCGCTTTTCGCAGTTCATGGGCGAGATCAAGCGCAACGGCACTGCCCTCGGGCAGATCGTCTCGGCCGAGCTCATGTACTCGAACAATCTCGACAAGGTCGAAGTGATCCGGCCTGACGGCCGGATCGAGGACGCGGACCCGGCCATGGTCAGCGTGACCGGCAACGTGGCCGTGCGCTTTGCCGACACCGTGCTGCTCGACCAGGCGGTGAACGGCACCGCCTGCGAGCTTTCCTTCGGCTGGACGATCGGCGCTGACAAGTCGCTCCTGTTCACCCTGCACGAAGTCTACCTGCCGCGCCCGAAACTGCCCATCACCGGACCGGGCGGCGTTCAGGCCACATTTGCGTTCCAGTCGGCCAAGGACCCAGGCCTGCAGAAGACACTGACGGCCGCCCTCGTCAACGACGTGTCAGCCTACTGATCTCCCGAGAACCATCATGGCCAAGACCAACTCCGAGCCGCTTGCGCGCGGCGCGTCCCGCTCATCCAAAGAGGCCCCCATGCTCAAGCTTGCCTTGGACCGCGAGCCGTTCTGGCTCGACGTCCTCCCCGGCGTGCGAATCCAATTCCGTCCAGTGACCGTCGCAGCGGTCCTTGTGGCCCGCAGCAAGGCCGCCGAAGTGCTGAGCGCGGGCGGCGAGGATGCCGCGGTAAAGGCCGGTGTTGCCTTCACGCGCGCGCTTGCCCATTCGAGCATTGCCGCCTGGACCGGCGTGGGCGATGCCGAGGGCAGGCCCGTGGATCCCACGCGCGAGAACATCGATGCCGCGCTCGAGCTCTGGCCCATGTTCGATGCGATCGATCGGCTCTATGTCGGTCCCGCGCTGATCCAGGACGTCGAAAAAAACGCCTGATCGCCCTCGCCGAATGGCACTTCGGCGGAGGCGAGGGTTATTGCGCGGCCTGCCCTGAGACCTGTGCCGGCTGCCCGTACGTCGAACACGCGCCCACAACGGCGGACGGGATCGCCGCCTGGGGCGTGCTCAAACGCGCGGCCGGCCAGGTCCGCGCGGTGATGAGTGGCGTCTACGCTCTCGATTTCGGCGCCGTGTTGTTGCTCGCCGACGCCATGGGAGCGCTCAATACGCTTCTCGTCGACCTCTTGCCCGAGATCGAGCCGATCATCGTTCGCGGCTACGCCCGAGACCCATAAATGAGCACCACACAGGTCTCGATCCGACTTGGGGTCGAGGGCAAGGCGGAGGTCAAGCGCGCCTTCGACGAGGTCGGCAAAGCGGGGCAGGACGCCTTCCGTGGCGTTGCCACCTCCATGGACGCGGCGGGTGCCGCCGCCGATCGGGAGACGCAAAGGCTTCAGCGCCTGGCGCAGGCTGCGAGGCAGGCCGCCGCCGCCGACCAGGCGCAGCGCAGCTTCAACCAGGTCTTGGGCATTGGCATCGGGCCCTCGAAGTCCGCCCGCGACTCCGCCGCCGTGTTCGAAGAGGCTGCACGGGCCGCGGAAGACCTTGCCGCGCGCACCGCGGCACTGCGCGCGCAGATCGATCCTCTTGGCGCTGCGCAGACCAAGCTCAATGCTGAGATCGCCGAGGCGAATGCCCTGTTCAAGGCCGGCGCGATTACGGCCGAAGAGCAGGCCGCCGCCCACGCGCTTGCGCAGAGCCGATTCAACGCCACGGCGCGCGCCCTCGGCGCAGTCGGCGCAACCGGCAAGCTGACCTCGAGCCAGCTCGTCAATCTCAGCTATCAGTTCAACGACGTGGTCGTCTCGCTCGCGAGCGGCCAGCGTCCGCTGATGGTGCTGATGCAGCAGGGCTCGCAGATCGCCCAGATCTTCGGTCCCGGCACTGGAGTCACCGGCATCCTGCGCGGCGTCTGGCAGGGCCTCACCAGCCTGATCTCGCCGACGACCGCGGTGGTCGGCGGCATCGCCGCCATCGGCGCTGCCGTCGCCTATTCCTATTATCGCTACATCGAGTCGCAGAAGGAGCTCGAGGTTGCGCTCGCCGGCACGGGCCGCGCCGCCGGCGCAACCGTCGGCCAGATCGAGCGCATCGCTGAGCAGTCGGCCTCCGCCGGCAGCATCTCGGTTGCCGCCGCCCGCGAGATGGCAGCGGCGTTACTTGCGACCGGCAAGATCGCCGTCGCGAACTTTGAAGGCCTGATCAAGGTCGTCAAGAATTACGCCGCGACGACAGGAACCGATGCCAAGGCGGCCACAAAGGAATTGGCCTCGGCCTTTGTCGACCCGATCCGCGGCGCCGATGCGCTCAACGACAAACTCAATTTCCTCGACGACCGGACTAGGGCATACGTTCGGACGCTTGCCGACCACAACGACCGCACCGGTGCCCAGCGCCTCCTCCTCGATGCGCTCAAGGGCAGTCTCGTCAATGCGGCGGACGCGACGACAGCGCTCGGGCGGGCGTGGGACTTCGTCGGGCGCATGGCATCGAACGCCTATGACGCCATCGGCCGGGCGATCTCGCGCGCCATCGATGGCGCGCCGATCGAGGAACGCCTCAAGGAACTGCAGCAGGAGCGTGCTCGTCTTAAGGCGCTGATCGAGAACCCTCCGACCCGCTTCGCGGCCCAGGCCCGCAACATCAACACGCGGCTGCTCGCGGACGTTGACGCCGAAATCGCCAAGATCGAGGCGAAGCTCAACGCCATCGAAGCGCGCGCCCGGGACGCGAGGGCGAATGAGCTCTCGATCCGCGCCGGCACCGTTGCGCGCGAGCTCACGCCGGGCTTTGAGGAGTTGCAGGCGCTGCGCGCGCGGCTGGCGCAGCTTCGTTCTGCCCTTGATGACCCGCTGGTCCGCCAAAAGGTCGCCGACTTGCGCCAGGTCGAGGCGGCCTATGACGCTATCACCCGCGCGCTGCGCACTTGGCTCGATCCGGCCGAGAAAGCCCGTCGCCTCGACGAACTGGAAATCCGGGCGCTCGAGGCCAAGACGCCGGCGCAGAAGGCAGCGATTGCCGAAGAGCGGCGACGGCTGGAACTTGCTGGACAGGCCATCCCCGTCGTCTTCGCCGAAGCCGACATCGCGCGGGCGGCTACCCGAGCCCGCGCCGAAGCGACCCAGGCCCTGATCGACCAGTCGCGCGTGGTCGAGGTCAACACCCGGGCGACGCTCGGTCTTGCCGAGGCTTGGCTCAAGGGCGCAGCGGCAGCCCAGCAAGCGGAGGTGCGCCGCAAGGCTCTGACCGAAGCCGTGCAGAACGGTGTCGACGTTGAGGCCCGCGCGCGCGAGTTGCTGCGCGAACAGATCGCGGAAACTGCGGCGCAGTCGGCCAAGTCGGTCAGCGATCTGACCGCCGAAGCCGATGCGCAGCGCCGGCTCAACGACGCGGTCCTTGCCGGCCGCCACACGAGCGAGCAGGCGCAGCGGCAGATGCAGGTCGAACAGGCGCTGCGGCCGCTGATCATTGCGCAGTCGCTCGCCGAGGGCGAGGCGAAGACGACGCTCGCGCGCATCATCGATCATCTGCGCGGCGCTTACGCGCGGCTCCACGGCGAGCAGGCGCGCGCCGCGGCCCTGCAGACGCTCGAAGGCCAGCGAAACCAGGTCGAGCTTCTGCAGAAGCAGATCGAGCTTGCCGGCACGAGCGAATCGCAGCGCGCGATCATCATCGCGCAGCTGCAGGCTGAGCAGCAGCTGCGGCAGAAGGGCATCGACCTTGCCAGCGCCGAAGGCCAGGCGATCCTCGCCAACGCCGCCACCATCGAGCGACTGAACCGGGAGCTGGCGCGCTCGCAAGGCGCCATGCAGGCGCTTCAGGGGATTACTGACACAACCTTCAACCATTTCGCCAATCTGATTGCCGAGGGCAAGCTCGACTGGAAGTCATGGGCGGATGCGGGGCGCGCCGCGATCGCCGACATCGAAAAGGAAATCCTCAAACTTGCGGTGCTGAACCCGTTCAAGAACATGCTGTTTGGCACCAACCTGCCGACGCTCGGCAATGTCGGCGGGCTTCTCGGCAACCTGTTCGGCGGGTTTTTCGGCGGCGGCGCAGGCCTCTCCCCGGCCACCGCGGCGGCGCGCCTGTTCGGCTCGCCGATCTATCACGCGGGCGCAATCGCGGGAGATCCGGCACCGATCCGCTTCGTTCCCCGCGACCTGTTCCGAACGGCGCCGCGCTTTCATGAAGGCGCGTTTTTGAAGCCCGACGAGGTCCCCGCGATTCTGCAGCGCGGCGAGCGCGTGCTCTCGCGCGAAGAGACGCGCCGATATGCAGAGCGTGCGTCTAACACCCAGCCGATTGTCAACGTGGTGATCCAGACGCCGAACCCGGCCGCGTTCCAGGCGAGCCGCACACAGATCGCGGCCGACCTCGCGCGCGCCGTGCGCATGGGCACGCGGGGACTGTGAATTGGCTCAATCGTTCGAGACAACGAGCCGCAACGGACTTCGCTCAGCTGGAATCCGGCCAGGAGGCGAACGAACCGCTTCAGCGGCTTCCGTTCCATCCAAGTCGGTCTCTGTTTCCGATGGCGTTGGAGAAGCTTCGAGATAGCGGGTCGCGGTATCGAGGCCAACCACTCGCCCAATGCGATCGGCGATCGTCCGCGCGACCGCGCACCAGAATTTATGCTCGCCCCGTTCGCCCGCGCGAAGCGTGCGAATGCGATGATCGCGCGCGACGTCATAGGCGCTCTCGCCGTGCCGGGCTATCAGCTCGTCGGCCCTCTGCACGACTCGCTTAAGGAATTCGCGCCGGCGCTGCGCCCATCCGAACATTGGTCTGATTTTCACCTCGCGATGATGGGAAAACCGATCCGGCTCCGCCGACGGTACCATGGTCGTCGCACGCAGTCAGCCTGAAAGCCTTCGTCGCAAACTCGCCACGCCGTGCCCCAGCCGTTCCTCGACATTTCGTTTCCGCCATTCGTCGCGCGCGGAGCAACCGGCGGACCGTCCTTCTCGACCGGCGTCGTGGCGCTCGCTTCTGGCCGGGAGGAGCGCAACATTCTTTGGGCGAACGCGCGGGGCGAGTGGAACATCTCCACGGGCATCCGCACCCGTGAGCAGATGCTCGACGTGATTGCCTTCTTCCATGTCGTGAAGGGCCGCGCCTATTCGTTCCGCTTCAAGGACTGGAACGACTATTCGACAACCGACCAGCTGATGGTCGAGGTGACGCCCACGACCTGGCAGCTCGTCAAGCGCTACGCCATCGGCGGGTTCGAGCATGTCCGCACCATCACCAAACCCGTGGCCGGCACGGTCGCGGTCAAGGTCGGCGGCGTGCCGACGACCCCGTCCGGCATCGACCACCTGACTGGGCGGCTGACGTTTTCCTCTCCGCCCTCCTCGGCTCCCACCGCCAGCTTCGAGTTCGACGTGCCGGTGCGGTTCGATACCGACCACCTGCCGGTGCAGGCGCAAGCCTTCGACCAGCAGGTCGTGTCCCAGATCGACCTGATCGAGGTCCGGGAGTGAGCGATGCGCGACTTGACCGCCTCCATGCAGGAGAAGCTCGCGAGCGGGCTCACCACGTTCTGCCATTGCTGGCTCCTGGAGCGGACCGACGGCGTCAAGCTCGGCTTCACCGACCACGACGAGAACCTTTCATTCGATGGCGTGACCTACGAGGCGCTCGCCGGCATGACCGCCTCGGCCGTGACGCAGACGCTCTCGCTCAATGTCGACACCATGGATATCGCGGGCGCGTTGCAGAGCGATCACCTCAATGAGGCGGACCTTGCGGCGGGCCTCTACGACAACGCCGCGCTCACGCTCTATCTCGTCGACTGGACCGATGTGACCGACCGCGACATCGTCTTTGCCGGCTCGGTCGGGGAGATTTCGCGGGGGCTCAATGCCTTCACCGCCGAGATGCGCGGGCTATCCCACGCGCTCAACCAGGAACGCGGCCGCGTCTATCAGCGCGCGTGCGACGCCGACCTCGGCGACAACCGGTGCACGGTCAACCTCGATTCGCCGACCTACAAGGGCAACGGCACCGTCGACGGCGTGAGCTCGGGCCATGTCTTTTCGGCGAGCGGGCTCGATGGTTTCAGCAGCGGCTGGTTCACCGATGGCCGGCTCGTGTGGACGAGTGGCGCAAACCAGGGCGCGGCAATCGAGGTCAAGACCCACGTCAATTCCGGCGCCGAGGTGTCGTTCGAGCTCTGGGAATCGATGGCCTTCGACATCGCAACCGGCGACACATTCACGGTGACCGCGGGCTGCGACAAGAGTCTCGATACATGCATCGCCAGGTTCAACAACGTCGCAAACTTCCGCGGCTTCCCCTTCATTCCGGGCAACGACGCGATTGTGTCCTATCCCAACACAGGCGATCGCAATGACGGTAAATCCAGATCGAGCAGTTGACGTTACCCGCGCCGCGATCGTTGCGGAAGCGCGTTCGTGGATCGGTACACCGTATCGGCATCAGGGCTCGCTCAAGGGCGCGGGCTGCGATTGCCTCGGGCTGATCCGCGGCGTCTACCGCGTCTTCTACGGTCCCGAAAAGGAGCCGATCACGCCCTATTCGCCCAACTGGGCCGAGGAGACCGGGCAGGAGGCGCTGCGCGACGCCGCCCGCCGGCATCTGGTTGAGATCGACGCCGCGCCGTTCCGCGTCGGCGCGCCGCTCGATGCAGGCGATGTGATCCTGATCCGCGTGCGCGACCGAGGGATCGCCAAGCACGCCGCGATCGCGTCGGGACCGGATTGGATCATTCATGCCTATGAGCGCCACGCGGTCGCCGAGGACGCATTGCCCGCCGCGTGGCGCCGGCGCATCGCCTATGCGTTCCGCTTTCCGGGGATCGCGGATTAGCCATGGCTTCCCTCGTTCTGACGGTTGCCGGCTATGCGGTCGGCGGTCCGATCGGCGCGCTCGTAGGCTCCTTCGCCGGAAGCTTCATCGATCGCAAGCTGTTCGCTCCCTCTCCGGTCAATACCACTCAGGAAGGGCCGCGACTCACCGATCTCTTCGTCACTTCCTCAAGCGAGGGCGCGCCTGTCCTGCGCGTCATCGGCCGCATGCGGGTGAGCCCGCAGATGATCTGGGCGACCAACTTCCGCGAGGTCGTGACGGTCTCGACCCAAACGCAGACGTCCGGCGGCGGTGGCGGCAAGGGCGGCGGCGGTGGCGGGGCGTCTTCGACCGTCACCACGACCACCACGACCTACAGCTATTTCGTGTCGTTCGCGCTGGGCTTATGCGAAGGCCCGATCGTCGGCATTGGCGGCGTGTGGGCCGACGGCAAGCCGCTCGACCTGTCGCAGTACACCTGGCGGCTCTACAAGGGCGACGAGACGCAAGGGCCTGATCCCAAAATCGCGGCGGTCGAGGGCGCTGGCCGCGTCCCCGGCTTTCGCGGGCTTGCCTACCTCGTGTTTGAGGAGATGCCGCTCGAAAAGTTCGGCAACCGCATTCCCCAGATCACGGTCGAGGTAATCCGCCGCCCGAGCGCAACCGGCGTGCGGCTCGAAGATGTGCTTAAGGCCGTCACCATCATTCCGGGGCTTGGCGAATTCGTCTACGCGACCGACACGGTCTACCGCTCCGACGGCTTCGGCCACTCCATCGCCGAGAACCGGCACGGCAGCCACGGCAAGTCGGACTTCCTGGTGGCGCTCGATCAGCTGCAGGCGAGCGCCCCGAACGTCAACCCGGTGTCGCTCATCGTCGCCTGGCACGGCACGGACCTGCGCTGCGGCAACTGCGAGATCAAGCCCAAGGTCGAATTCGGCGCGAGCAAGGTCACGACACCCTGGAGCTGGCAGGTATCCGGCATCTGGAGAGGGAGCGCCGATGTCGTCTCCTCCGACAGCTTCGGCGCCCTGCTCGGCGGCGCGCCCGCGGACCGCTCGGTGGTGCAGGCCATCACTGAGCTCAAGTCTCGCGGGTTCCGCGTCGTGCTCTACCCATTCGTCATGATGGACATTCCGGCGGGCAACAGCCTGCCGAATCCCTACAGCGACAATGCCGCAGCCAGCGGGCAGCCAGCGTTTCCCTGGCGCGGTCGCATCACCTGCTCGCCGGCGCCCGGCTATGCCGGCACGGTCGACAAGACCGCGGCGGCGGCGAGCCAAATCGACGCATTCTTCGGTGCCGCCGCGCCATCCGATTTCGGGGCGTGGAACGGCGACACGATCCCCTACGACGGGCCCGCCGAATGGTCCTACCGGCGCTTCATCCTGCACTACGCCAAGCTTGCTGTCGCGGCGGGCGGTGTCGACGCCTTCCTCATCGGCTCCGAGATGGTCGCGCTCAATGCAGGGCGATCAAGCGCGTCCAGCTTCCCGGCGGTGTCGAAAATGGTGACGCTCGCGGCCGACGTGAAGGCGATCGTCGGTGCGGGCTGCAAGGTCGGCTACGCTGCGGACTGGAGCGAGTACGCGAACTTCCGGCCCGATGACGGCTCGAATGATGTCTACTTTCACCTCGACCCGCTGTGGGCGAGTGCGAACATCGATTTCGTCGGTGTCGATAATTACATGCCACTCTCCGACTGGCGTTCCGGCCGGCTGCATCTTGACGCGCAAGCAGGCCACGCATCGATCTACGACCAGTCCTACCTGCAAGGGAACATCGAGGGCGGCGAGCTCTTCGACTGGTTCTACGCCTCGGGCGACGACCGCAAGACGCAAGTTCGCACGCCGGTCACGGACGGCGCCTACGGCAAGCCCTGGGTGTTCCGATACAAGGATTTCCACAGCTGGTGGACGAATCAGCACTACGACCGGCCGGGCGGTGTCGAGAGCAGCACACCGACCGCTTGGGTGCCGCAGTCAAAGCCGATCTGGTTCACCGAATTCGGCTGTCCGGCGATCGACAAGGGCAGCAATCAGCCAAACGTCTTTTACGACCCCAAATCGTCGGAAAGCTTTTATCCGCACTTCTCGACCGGGCGCCGCGACGACCTGATCCAGCGCGCCTTCCTCGAAGCCCACATCACCTATTGGAATCCCGCGGCCGGCCACAACCCGACCTCGTCGGTCTACGGCGGCCCGATGATCGATCCGGCTTCGCTGTTCGCCTGGACGTGGGATGCAAGACCCTATCCGCAGTATCCGAACTCCTCGCTCATCTGGCGGGATGCCGCCAACTGGCGGCGCGGGCATTGGCTCTCCGGCCGGCTCGGCCTCGTGACGCTCGCCGACACCGTGCAGGAGATCTGCTCAGGGTTTGGCGTTGCGATCGACACTTCCGGCATCAATGGCATCGTGCGCGGCTACACAATCGACAGCATCATGAGCCCGCGCAATGCGCTCAGCCCCTTGATGCAGGTCTATTTCTTCGACGCGGTTGAGTCCGGCCGCTCGATCCGCTTCGTCCAGCGCGGCGGCTCGCCGGTCGCAAGCTTCACCGTGGACGACGTCGTCGACAGCGGGAACGAGGACAAGCGCTTCTACACCCTGACCCGCGCACAGGAGTCGGACCTGCCGGAGACCGCGCATCTGCGCTTTCTCGATCCGGACAACGACTACCAATCGGCCGATGTCTATTCGCGCAGGCTTCGTGGATCGAGCCACCGGACCATCGAGATCACGCCGGCGCTCGCGCTCGACTATGCCGAGGCGCAGGGTATTGCCGATGCGCTTCTCGTCGACACCTGGGTCATGCGCGAGCGCGCAGACGTGACCCTGCCGCCCTCGACCTATGCGCTGGAGCCGACCGACGTGGTCACGCTCGATCTCAACGGCCGCGCCTTCGAGATGCGCATCGAGCAGCTTGGCTATGAGCGGAGCAGGCCAGTCAAGCTCGTTCGTACCGACGAGGCAACCTATGGCGCGCCTGATGCGCCTTCGCCCTCGCGCCAGCCCAGGCCCGAGGCAGAACCCGGACCGGCCGTCCTGCACATTATGGACCTGCCGGTCTTGACCGCAAGCGAGGTGCCGGGCGTCCCCCGCCTTGCCGCCTATGCCGAGCCTTGGGCGCGGGTCGACGTGTTCCGCTCGCCGGCAACGAGCGGCTTCGTGCGCGACCAGTTCATCGTCAATCGCGCCACCATCGGCAGGACCCTGTTCGATTTCTATTCCGGCCCGTTGTGGACCTGGGACATGGCGAACGGCCTCTATGTCCAGCTGCCCTCGCTGCAGGCGCTCGCCTCGCTCGATGACGCCTTTGTGCTCGCCGGCGGCAACACCTGCGCGATCCAGAACGTCGACGGGGAGTGGGAGATTCTGCAGTTTGCGGTCGCGGAGCTGATCGCGCCCGACCAGTACAAGCTCACGCGGCTCCTGCGCGGCCAGCTCGGCAGCGAGTACGCGATGCGCAATCCCGTAGCGGCGGGCGCGCCGTTCGTGATGCTCGATCCGACCGTCGTCCAATCGACCATCGCCGTCACCGAGCGCCACAATCCGTGGACCTGGAAATGGGGACCCTCGACGAAGGCAATCGATGATCCGACCTTCCAGGTGGTGACGTTCAGCTTCGATGGCGTGGGGCTACGCCCGTACAGTCCTGTCCACCTCGCCGGCGTCCGCGACCTGGTCACCTTCGACTGGACGCTGAGCTGGATCAGGCGCACGCGCATCGATGGCGACAATTGGGAAGCGCCCGACGTGCCGCTCGGCGAAGAGGTCGAGCTCTACGACGTCGATATTCTCGATATTGGCACCGGCGCGGTCAGGCGCATGGCCCGCGTCAATCAGCCGGCCTTCCTCTACACCGCGACCATGCAGGCGGCCGACTTCGGCACCACTCAGTCGCAGGTAAAGTTCGCCGTCTACCAGGTCAGCCTCGCCTATGGTCGCGGCACCGGCGCGATCAAGACCGTCCCGTAAATCATGACCGATACGCCGCATCTCGGGCTGCCGCTGATCGCAGCGAGCCAGTCGCAGAAGCACGTCACCCACAACCAGGCGATCGTTATCCTCGATGCGATCGTCATGCTGTCGGTGGTCGATTCGACGCACACCGCGCCACCGGCCTCACCCTCAGAAGGCGACCGCTACAAGGTCGCCTCCGGCGCAACCGGCGCCTGGACCGCCTGGGACCTCAACATCGCCCTCTACACCAGCGGCCAGTGGGTCAAGCTCGTCCCGAAGAAGGGCTGGCTCTGCTTCGACGAGGCAACCGGGGCGCTGACAGTCTGGACCGGGTCGAGCTGGACCGACCTCGCTGCCGCCGGCGGCTACCTGACGATCGCCGCCGCCGGCAACGGGACGCTTGCGAAGCTCGGCATCCTGACCGCGGCCGACAACACCAACCGGCTCGCCGTCAAGTCGGACGCGGTCCTCTTGAGCCACGACGACGTGACGCCCGGCAGTGGCGACATGCGGTTGGCGCTGAACAAGAGCGCGGCGGCAAAAGACGCAGGGCTAACTTTCCAGGACGCCTTCAGCACGCGCGCCCTGTTCGGGCTTCTTGGTGACGACGACTTCGCCATCAAGGTCAGCCCCGACGGCTCGACCTTCTACCTTGCAGTCTCAATCGACAAGGACACCGGCCATGTCGGCCTCGGCGGCGCGACCGCCGACGCCAACAACGCCCTGATCGTCAAAGGCACGGCTTTCCTGTTCGACCGCGAGACGGACGATGTCCGCTTCACCTTCAACAAGGCGGCGGCGGGCGACGATGTCGCGCTCGCGTTCCAGACCAACTACTCAGCCCGGGCACTGTTCGGCCTCCTCGGCGACGACGACTTCACCGTCAAGGTCTCGCCCGATGGCTCGAACTACTTCACCGGGTTCATTGTCGATCGGGCCACTGGCCAACTCAGGCTGCCGCTCACGCCGAAGTTCTCCGCCTACACCAACTTCGACAACTACATTGCCGCCAACACCTGGACCAAAGTCCAGTTCAACAACGCCGACTCCAATGACCAGAACGCGTTCAGCGGCGCGAACAACAATTTTACGGCGCCGTTCGCAGGCCTTTACGCCTTCGGTTTCTCGTTCCGGTTCAAAGACAATGCGACCGTGCCGACCAAGGTGATCGCAACCTTCTACAAGAACGGCACTGAGCTCGGGCGCGGCCGCGCAGTGTCCGGCGCGCCGGTCGATGATGTCACGACCTACAACCTCTCGGTCCTCACGCCGCTTGCCGCGAATGACGTGATCGACGTGCGCGTGCATTTCGCGACCAACGACGGCTACATCGAGGCCGACCAATCGCACTTCTGGGGCCACTACGTGCCCTGAGGCGAAACGCACACAACAACCGCAACGACGGCCACCCCTCGGGGCGGCCGTTTCGATTCCGGAGCACTCCATGAAAGAAACCTACGACGAGGCGCTCAAGCGCCTGCTCGCGCACGAGGGCGGCTACACCAACCATCCTTCCGATCCAGGCGGCCCGACCAACTTCGGCATCACGATCCACGACTACCGCAAATACGTGAGGCCGAATGCAACTGCGGACGACGTGCGCGCCATGAGGCTCGACGAGGCGAAAGCGATCTACCGCGCCAAGTACTGGGATGCGCAGCGCTGTGACGACCTGCCCGCCGGCGTCGACTACACCGTCTTCGACTACGGCGTGAATTCCGGGATCGGTCGCTCGGGTCGCGTCCTGCGCCGCGTCGTTGGACTGCCCGACACAACGCATGCGGTGACCGACGAGGTGCTGCGCGCCGTTGCCAGGCGCGATCCGAAGGCGCTGGTGACCGCAATCAACGACGAGCGGCTGCGCTTCCTGAAAAGCCTCAAGACCTGGCCGGTGTTCGGCAGTGGCTGGGGCCGCCGGGTCGCCGAGGTCAAGGCGTTCTCGCTCACCGCCGAGCACACGATCGTCGCCAATGCGCCGGCGTCGCATCCCATGCCCACCGAGGCCGCGCCCGCGAAGGGTGTCGTGCCGCTCCCGAAGGGCCTGCAGAAGGTCACGACCGCCACTCCCGTCGCCGCCGGCGGCGCCACAGCGAAGACCTTGCACGAATCCGGGCACGACCCCTGGACCATCCTCGCGGTGGTCGGCGGCTTTGTCCTGATCGCCGGGATCGGCTGGGTCACCTTCCACTGGTGGCAGCGGCGCCGGCAACACGCGCCCACTCCCGGCATCGTGCCGGTGCCGGCGATGTGAGCGCGCCATGCGAAAGGTCCGCGCCTTCAATATTCGCGGCCTCGGGCGGTTTCCGTCGAACGGCATGGTCAAGCTGACCAAGCTATTGAACGATATCCCGGGCGTCAGTGCCACCACCGACGACCATGGCATCTTCGGGTTCGAGTACGTTGCAAATCTGACCGAGGCCTGCATCGCCGCCCACAAGTCCGGCCGGCTGATTGCGCTCAATGGCCACTCGTTCGGCGCCAACGCCGCGATCATGATCGCGACGCGATTGGCGCAGAGAAACATCGAGGTCGATTACCTCGCCGCCATCGATCCGGCTGCGCAGTTTGTGCTCAGCGTCTCGCTGAACGTCAGGCGCATCTACAACCCCTATCAGAAGGTCGATCCCGTTGGCCGCGGCGTCGTCAAGCCGGCCGACGGCGAGAGCGAAGCGCACTGGAACGCGCGCGCCATGATCGAGCGCCGCAACCAGCTGCATGTCCGCATCGACGACGACCCCCTCATCCACCGCAACATCATCGCCGCCATCAAGGCGCTGACAGCATAGGAGGAGAGCATGTTCTGGATCATCGCTGCACTGATCGGAGGCTACGTCGCCGCGATCTTCACCTGGCCGAGAATCCGCACCTGGGTCGTCGGCGTCGAGGCCGAGATCGCCTCGCTGCGCGAGAAGGCTCGCGCGCTCCAGGCCAAGATCAAGAGCTTCACCGGGGGATGACCATGTGCGAGCGTATCAAAGCATGGTTCAAGCACTCGGCCACGATTCTCTGGGCGCGGATCGTCGGGTTCAGCGGCTTCGTGTTCGCCGTGCTCGAAGCGACGGCTAACCTCTTCGAGCTGCCAGGGATCAGGGAGAACATCCAGCTTCTGCTCGATCCCAAGTACGTGCCCTACTACATCATTGCGATCGCGCTCGTGACCGAGCTCGCGCGCCGGCGCACGCTCAAGAAGGAAGCCCAATGATGTGGGCGTGGCTGGCAAGTTTCCTGGGCGGGCCTGTCGTCAACGGCCTGATTAGCGCCTACAAGGCCAGACTCGACGCCGCCAACACGCAGGACCGCATTGCGGCCGATCTCGCCGCCAAGGAGATCGAGGCTGAGATTGCGGCGCGCAAGCAGGCGTCCGCCATTATCATCGCCGAGCAGGGTCGATGGTACACGGCCATCATCCGACCGCTGCTCGCGCTGCCGGTTATCATCTACTTCTGGAAGGTGATCGTCTGGGACAAGGTGCTTGGGCTCGGCACCACCGATCCGCTCACGGGCATGATCGCCGATTGGAGCGGCCTCATCATCACGGCCTACGTGGGCGGGCGCTCAATTGAGAAGGTCGCGCGGATTTTCAGGCGGTGA